CCAAGTCTCTCGGTGACGTAGCTAAACGTATAGAGGTTGACACTAGCTCAATGGGTTCTGGGCTAGGTAATGTTAGTCTTAAACCTAAGGAACCTAAAACTTCTATTAAAGCATACAAACTATTTACTAAAGGGGAGGATGGAAAGTTATATCCTTTGTTTGTAGATGCAGATACAGAAGTACCTGTAGGGCAATACTTAAAAGCTACGTTTCCTGAATACCGATTTACGGCTGCAAACGGCAATTCCTATGTACCATCAAGAGGCACTAAAGGTGCAAAAGGTACAGGGGATATGATAAAAATACCCGATCAAGAAACTCGTGATATGTTAATTTCTGCAGGTTTTTTACCTAAAGCTTCAAAAGCAAAATCCATTAGATCCGTTGCAGCTAGACCTGGATGGCATGCAGGAGACAATCCTACTGCTGCACACATAGGGCCAGAAGTAAAGATAGATGGAAAAACCTATAAGATAAGAGGCAATAATCAGGTGTGGGCTGAAGTAGAAATGCCTGCTGATGTAGATTGGCAGGAGATTGCAAACAGTCGAGCCAGTATGAAAAAAGATGGAACTCCTAATGTAAAGACTGCACAAATTACAGATGAATTACCTGTAGATGGTTATTATAGATACAAAACAAACCCTAATATGGAGGGTAACTGGCTTATTAGTGGTAGCATGAAAGTATTACGAGAGTTAGATAGAGATGAAGTATTAAAGTTAAATAAAAAATCAGGGGTAAAAGATTTACCTACACTACAAGAACTTAAAAAAAATGGATACTATAAAGGCGGTACTGTAATGGATGACTATCAATACGCAGAAACAATGCAGGAACCTGTTAGCCAAACAGTACAAGCTTTTGCTATCGGTGGACTAGCACAAGAAGGCGGTATAGCTGATGATGGTATGAGCCGTGACCCAGTATCAGGTAATGAAATACCACCAGGTTCTTTAGCTGAAGAAGTTCGTGACGATGTTCCAGCACAGTTATCTGAAGGTGAGTACGTAGTACCTGCTGACGTTGTACGTTTCTTTGGGGTTCGTGTCTTTGAAGAAATGCGTATGGAAGCAAAAATGGGCTTGCAACAAATGGAACAAAATGGTAGAATTGGTGGAGAGCCAGCGACTGCTACGGCCCCACCTCCTAGTGACGATCTATCTCCAGCAGAAGAACAGCTACTACAAGAAATTATGGCAATGGAACAGGCACCTCAACAGCAAGGTATGGCTGAAGGTGGTGTGGTCAATGCTGCATATGGCATATCTGTAGGCGAAGGCGATGGCCTTACAGAAGACATTACAGTTTCTACAGGTGGCCCAGCAGGTGGTGGTGGATCAGACTCTGGTATGCGTGAAGTTTTCTTTATACACCCTGATGGAAGACGCATCAAAGTTCTTATGCTTAATGATACACCCATCGGTAAAGTTCCAGAAGACTTTGATACCTTTGTCACGGATACGCCTGAGAACAGAGTTGAAATTAGTTTTAAGGACACTACAGGTGAAACTGGATCTGGAGTAGGTACAGCCAGTGGAGTTGATTCAAGAGGAGGCTCAGGTGATGCTGTTCCTGGTGCGACTGGTAGAAACAGTGTTGCTGTTGGAGAAGCGTATACGAAACCAAATGGTGAGACAGCTACAAGAATGCCTGATGAGTATTATATGGCTGGGGGTCAGTCTGATGAAAATAGAAGGAATCAAGAGTTCTTTGACAGTATAGGTGAGGAAGCCCCAGAAAAAACTATTGAAGACACTGGAATTAACTACGCAGACCCTACGGCAGGAGCTACAGATGCACTAAGTGCAGGTAAGAATGAACTTATGCAACTTGGCGCTGGCCTTTTTCCACTACTAGGTGTGATCAATTCTGGTGTTCAAGCTAAGGCTATTTCTAAGGCTAATGCTAACGCTATTATAGCATTACGTAAAGGCGATACAGAAGTTCATGCTGCAATTATAAAACAAATAGAAACATATCAAAACGTGCATAGTTCTGTACTTGCAGATGCTGGCACTTGGTTTGCTGGGCTATTTGTTGAAGCAGGTCAAAATAGAGTAGACGACTTTGATGAAATAACTGGTGATCTGTACAATGATTTCGATAAAGACTTTAAGAGAGTAGATGTTGCACCCACCTCAAGTCCATTAACTGACGAACAGAAAGAAAAACGTTTAGAAGCTTTGAAAGAAGAATACGAAAAAAACAAAGCTAAAGAAGAGGCGTCAAAGTCAAGGGAACAGAAAAGAGCAGAGAAAGAGCGAAAGGCAGCTGAAGCCGAACGTGTAAAACAACAAAAGATTGTACGGGAAAAAAGACAAAGAGAAGTTAGTGAAGCTAATAGAATAAAAGAAGGAGTTAAATTAGCAGCAGATGCGGCAGCAGCCCAAGCAGCAGCGTATCAAAAGGCAGTGGCTGCAAACAATAACAATGACAGCGGAAGTGGAAGTGATCTAGGATCAGCTAACAACTCAGGTCTTGGATACGCCGCAGTAACTGGTTTTGGTAAGGCGGATGGCCCTGGCGGTCAAGGATTTGTTAACCGTGCCTACGCAGCTGAAGGTGGGCTAGTATCTCGCCCTAAGAAGAAGAAGAAATAACTACAACAACGATAAGGCTACCCAGCAATACTGCTGGCCCCAACATAAGGACTAACTAAATGAGTGAACTAAATACAATAGAATCCCCAAAGGTTGCAGGTTTTGTAGATCGTGGATTTAATCAGAGTAAGAAACGTGCAGCTATGGAAGCTGAAGAACTAGAGATTAAGAAGCTAGAGGCAGAGCAACGTGGCGAAACGCTCGACGAGGAATCCAATGGCGAGGGATCTAAGGCAACCAAAGTATCGGATGCAAGTAATACCAAACAAAAAGAAACCGAAGCGGAAGGTGAAGCATCGGAAGATGACGCAGACCTAAGCCGTGAGGAGAAGTCATTTAAGAAACGTTACGGTGACCTTCGTCGTCACATGGCTGACAAAGAGAAAGACTGGAATGATCGCTTTGAAAAGTTAGAGAACTCTAGCGGAACTATTATTCCTCCTAAGTCTGACGAAGATATTGATGAGTGGGCTTCTCAGTACCCTGACGTGGCTGGCATTGTAGAGACAATTGCAGCTAGGAAAGCTCAGGAACTATTTAGTAAAGCTGACTCACGTCTTCAGAAACTAGATGAGATGCATGAGGCTACTGTTCGTAGGTCAGCTGAATCAACTATTATTGAATCGCACTCCGACTTTGTAAAGATTAGGGAGTCAGACGATTTCCATGACTGGGCAGACGAACAACCTAAGTGGGTTCAAGATGCAGTCTATGAGAACGCTGATGACCCTCGCTCTGTAGTCAGAGTACTTGACTTGTACAAGGGCGATAAAGGATTGACCAAGGAAGCTAAGAAGGCTGGCTCAAAGGCAGCTGCTTCAGTGGTTAGTAGAACTTCAAAGACTAGCGTAGATGCTGATGAGACAAGTGGACAATTCCGTGAGTCTGATGTAGCTAAGATGTCTACTAAAGAGTTTGAAGAAAACATGGATGCAATTAACAAAGCTATGCGTAGCCAAAAGTTCATCTATGATGTTTCTGGAAGTGCACGTTAACTATTGACAAGTGCAAAGATAGAAGTATAACTAAGAACAGATTACAATGAGCCTCCTTTGGGACTACCTCGTATTCTGTTTCCCCATAAAACTGAAAAACAAATAAGAACTACCTGAAGAAGTACAGGCCCAAGAATTTATTGGTTGGCCGACTGATACTAACTTGCACCCTAGAAAACCTACAGCCTCTTAACAATGTCGTTTAGTTTATTGAGTCGAGATGCAATGCAACTCACTCTTAACTGAGATGCGTATCTCATTCCCTAAAGCCAAACACTTAACAGGAGGATTTATCTCATGGCTTTTACAACCGCAACGGGTTATGGCAACTTACCAAATGGTAATTTCAGCCCCGTAATTTATTCTAAAAAAGTACAACTTGCTTTCCGCAAGGCAACCGTAGTTGGCGATATTTCCAACTCAGACTACATGGGCGAGATTGCATCGCAAGGCGATACAGTTAAGATCATTAAAGAACCAGAAATTTCTGTTTCGTCTTATGCACGTGGAACCCAAGTGACAGCTCAAGATTTAGAGGATGCTGATTTTTCTTTAACCGTTGATAAAGCTAACTATTTTGCTTTTAAGATGGACGATATTGAAGAGGCTCATTCACACATTAATTTCATGGATCTTGCAACTAACCGTGCTGCGTACCGTCTTGCTGACCAACATGACCAAGAAGTTCTTGGCTACATGGCTGGTTATGCTCAGGGTTCTCTGCACAGCCAAGCTAGTGCTCTGAACACTGTAGTCAGTGGCTCTAAGGCTGTATCTACTGCAGGTGCCAATGAATTACTTGCTTCTATGCAGCTTCACAAAGGCGACTTTGGTAACATTTCAACAGCATCCGCTGGCACTCACTCAATACCTGTGACTGCACGTATGCCTGGTGCTACTTCTTTGCCAACAGCTACCGTTTCACCTGCAATGATTATTGCTCGTATGAAGCGTGTACTTGACCAGCAGCAGGTTGACTCACAAGGTCGCTGGCTGGTAGTCGATCCAGTTTTCATGGAAATCCTCGCTGATGAAGATTCCCGCTTTATGAATGCTGACTTCGGTGAATCAGGTGGGTTGCGTAATGGCTTGTCCCTTAACAACTTCCACGGCTTCCGTGTGTACTCCTCATCCAATCTGCCTGCTTTGGGCACTGGACCAGGTACAACAGGTACAGCTAACCAATTGACTAACTTCGGTGTTATCGTAGCTGGTCATGATTCTTCTGTAGCAACTGCTGAGCAGATCAACAAAACTGAAACATATCGTGACCCTGACAGCTTTGCTGACATTGTTCGTGGTATGCATCTATACGGTCGTAAGATTCTTCGTCCTG